AAAAAAGGAGGATTACTTTGAAAAAAGAAAAAATTAACCGAAAGCTATTTTGCTACCTGTATCTTAAGCTAGGAAATATTTATGAGGCTGCTGTTAAAGCTGGCTTTCCACCCGATACAGCCTTTTATGAGGGAATTAGATCCTTACAAATGTCCAGCAGTCAAAGGTTGATTAAACAGCTTTCAGAAGTAATTGCACCAATGAGAAGAATGCTTATTCATTCAGGACTGGAACGCCTCGCATTCGGGAATGCAAATGATGCAGTATATCTTGTCTTTTCTGAAGAACTGCCATCACCATCGCAAATATCTGAGCTTGATTTATTTAATGTTTCAGAAATAAAGCGTGTTAAGGGCGGCGGAGTTGAGGTCAAGCTATTTGACAGGCAAAAGGCACTTGAAAAAATGTTTGACTATGTAAACAGCTCAAGCTCTGAAAATTCTGCTATTAGTTTTATAAACGCTTTAAAGAGTCCAGATTATCTTGAGGGAGAGAATGACAATGATTGAAAGATTTTCCCGAAAGCAACAGCTTGCTATAAGGTGGTGGAGTACAAAAAAATACTGCTGCTATGACGCAATTATCTGCGATGGTGCTGTGCGTAGCGGAAAATCAATGTCCATGTCAATAGGCTTTATTTCCTGGGCTATGACAAATTTCAGAAATGGTACATTTGCTATTTGTGGGAAAACAATAACCTCACTTAAGCGAAATGTAATGACACAACTTGTGCAAATGATGGGACAGCTAGGTTTTACCTGTATTGAAAAGGTCAGCAAGAACTATATTGATATTACACTTTGCAATATCACCAATAGATTCTATCTTTTCGGAGGTAAGGATGAGTCGTCTGCATCTCTTATTCAAGGTATAACGCTTTGCGGTGTTTTTTTCGATGAGGTAGTATTAATGCCCCGCTCTTTTGTTGAACAGGCTCTTGCGCGCTGTTCCGTAACTGGTTCAAAAATCTGGTTTAACTGTAATCCAGATAACCCACACCACTGGTTTTACAAGGAATGGATAAAAAAAGCTGACGAAAAAAAGACTCTATATCTGCATTTTACTATGAAAGATAACCCCTCGCTTTCAAAGTCAATCAGAGAACGATATGAGCGATTATATTCGGGAGTTTTTTATGATAGATTCATTCTCGGTAAGTGGACAGCCTCAAGCGGAGTTGTCTATCCGATGTTCAACAAGGAAAAGCATACCTTTGTAACTCCTCCAGAATGTAAGCGATTTGTCATTTCATGTGATTATGGAACTGTCAACCCCTCCTCATTCGGTCTATGGGGAGAATGTGATGGTAAATGGTACCGTTTAAAGGAGTATTATTACTCGTCAAAGTTGGAAGGACAGGCACGAACTGATGAGGAGCATTACCTTGCACTTGAACAGCTTGCCGATGGTGTAGAGATAGAATGTGTTGTTATCGACCCCTCAGCAGCAAGTTTTATTGAATGTATCAGGCGGCATGGCAGGTTCAAAGTTATTCCAGCTAAAAATGATGTTTTAAGTGGGATCAGGCGTGTAAGTGATGCGTTGAAGCAGGACAAGCTGATGTTTTCGGAAAGCTGTGAGGATTGCTTGAGAGAGTTTTCGCTTTATTACTGGAGTGAGAAGTCGGGAGTAGATATTCCGGTTAAGGNAAATGACCATGCTATGGACGATGTAAGGTACTTTGTCAGCACAATTCTCACAAATGAGCTTTATGCAAGCGATAGCTTTTTTGTAGCAAGCCTAAATAGGAATTAAAAGAGTAGCACATAAGTTCATGAAGTTAGCTATCATTTATTGTTAACTTATGTCCAAACTGCGGACCAGCGTGCTACGCTGGGGGAGGTGAATAAATGGGACTATTTAAGAAAAAGCAACCACAGAAGAGAAGTACAACAGTTATGTTACAATCTGCAAGGCAAAAGGGCTATCTTTGCGATGAGATAAAGTTGTATGAAAACAATCTTTATGACAGTCTGCGTGCTAATGTGCCGATTATTGATGCGGCTCTTAGCAAAATTGTAAGGCTGACGGGTGGATACAGGCTTATATGCTCTGATGAGAAAATGCAGGATTTGCTTAATTGCTTTGTTGATGAGGTTGATGTCGGCTTGGCAGGGAAGTCTTTACATTCGTTTACTGATACATTTCTTGATAGCCTTTTGATATATGGAAATGCAGTAGGTGAAATTGTGCTTGATACCGATACGGGACGAATGGTTGGGCTTTATAATGGCAATGTAAATGATATCGAAGTTAAGGCGGGCCCGTCACCTAATAAAAAAATATTTTATATCAAGGAGGAAAACGGCGATAAAAGCATAATCCAAAATCCACAGCTTCTGCTGTTTTCGTCAATAAATACTCAGGCAGGGCAAAATTATGGAACATCGGTTTTAAGAGGCNTGCCCTCTTTAAGCTCAATTCTTATGCGAATTTATGAATGTATTGGACAAAATTACGACAGGATAGGAAATATCAGATATGCAGTAACCTATAATCCGGGCAATGACCCATCAGAAAAGGCTTTTGCTAAGGATAGAGCAATGCAGATTGCTAAGGAGTGGTCCGATGGTATGAATGCAAGTAAAAATGGTGAAATCCGTGACTTTGTTGCTGTCGGAGATGTCGATATCAAGGTTATAGGTTCTGAAAACCAGCTTTTTGATACCAATATTCCAGTTCGACAGCTTCTTGAGCAAATTATTTCAAAGCTATCTATACCACCGTTTCTGTTAGGACTTAACTGGTCGTCAACAGAGCGTATGTCGGCACAGCAGGCAGATATTCTTACCTCAGAACTTGAATATTATCGCAGAAGAATTACTCCGGTAATTAAGAAAATCGGTACAATGTTTCTCAGAACCTGCGGAAGTAATGCAGATATTACTGTGGAATGGGATAATATCAATTTACAGGATGAGGTTGCACTTGCTGATGCACGACTAAAAAATGCTAAGGCAATGGAAATTGAGTTAAGATTAAAACAAAATTATAATTTATAGGAGGATTAATTATGTATAATACAATTAAATTGGAAAAGGGTCTATATAATCTTACAGGAAAAATTTTTTCACAGGTGCTTGAAGAAGCAGACCCATCAGAAAATTACAAGGATACGCCTCTTGCAAATCTAGATGCCTTTGAGCGTCAGCTAAAACGTTTTGATATCAAGGTTAATGGTCCAAATGCAGATTTTGTTGAGAAGTTTTTCACGACAACTGAATCAGCAGTGCTTTTCCCTGAATTTGTAAGACGCAGTATTAAGCAGGGTATTGATGAGTCCATTCTTTCAGATATTGTCGCTGTAAAATCCACAATTGATGGAAGTTCATTTAATGGTATATCAATTGCTGAAACCATTCCATATGACACAACTACTGCTCAAGGAAATGAATTACCTGAAACAAAAATCTCTGAGGGAAGTTCACAATTAGTACTTAATAAAATAGGTAGAATAATTTCTGCATCATATGAGGTTGTAAGACGCCAAAGGCTGGATGTGTTTACTGTTGCATTAAAGGCTATCGGCATGAAGCTTGGTAATGCCATGACAAAAGAGGCTATATCTACACTTGTTTTAGGAGCAACAACTATTGAAACAGAGGGTGAAGCTCTTACATATTCCGACCTTGCTAATCTTTATAGCAAATTTACAGATTTTAATATGACGACATTAATTGCATCACCAACAGTTGTTTCTCAAATTCTAAAAATGGACGAAATGAAAGAATGCACTTCTAAGAACTGGAGGGAAATTCTTCTGCCATTTGGCACAAAGCTGCTTAAATCATCTCAGATTAATGATACTACTGTAATTGGTTTGGATAAGGACTATGCTCTTGAGCTTGCGACTAATTCTGATTTAATCATTGAAACGGACAAGCTAATTGACCGCCAGCTTGATAAAATTTCTGTGAGCGTTAAGTTAGGCTTTAAAAAGATTATTCCAGACGCTGTTAAGTGCTTAATAATCTAGATAGCGTAGAAGGCTGACTACTCATTCAGACATAGTTATACGATTGCGCTTTATCTAATGCATGAACGGGTGGCTATATCAAGCATACAAAATTTCTAAACTGATAGAATGTTAGGCATACCCCTATATAAAAAGGTATGCCTAACTCCAAATTATAACAAGGAGGATATTTATGTCGGAACTATTAGATAAGCTAAATGAATTTACAAGGCGTGAGCATACAGAGGATGAGGTTTATATTTTTGATTTAATCCTATGCGATAATGACATAGACCGTGATGGAGAGTGTTTTTCCATATCTGCATTACAGACTCTGCAAAAGCTGTTCATAGGCAAAACAGGGATTTTTGACCATGACACAAAGGGTGCAAACCAGACTGCAAGAATTTTTTCAACAGAGCTTGTCGTTGATAACAGCAGAAAAACTAAATATGGTACAGTTTATACATATTTAAAGGCTTGTGCTTACATGGTAAAGACCTCATCAAATGCTGATTTAATCAAAGAGATTGATGGAGGAATAAAAAAGGAGGTAAGCATTTCCTGCTCCTGCTCTAGTCAAATCTGTTCAATATGCGGTGCAAATAAAAAGAAAAAGTCCTGTGGGCATATCAAAGGTAAAGCCTATGGTGGAAAGGTTTGTTATATTATACTTGATGATATCACAGATGCCTATGAATGGAGTTTTGTTGCTGTTCCAGCACAGGTAAATGCTGGAGTTACAAAGCACTTTGGAGTTTTTACAGATGAAAATGAAGTTATAAAGGAAATGCAGACTCAGCTTAATGAAAAGGATAAAATCATAGGGCTTATTGCTGAGGATTTGAAGGCTGATATTACAAGGCTAAGTTTTTTAACGAAATCCAACAGCCTTTCAACATTTTTGTCAACAATTGTTGAAAAGCTCGATGTTATGGAGATGATTGACCTTAAGAAAAATCTTGAAAAGGAATATAGGGGAAGGGCACAAAGACAGTTGGTTAAGGCATATGATGACAATAACTCCAGCTTTAAGCTGTAAGGGGGACTGATTATGAATGTAAATAGTATTATTTCATTGTTTACGCTGTTTTCGGGTGAAACAGATGTAAAGCCGTATCTTCCACTAATAAATTCTGCCATGACGGAGGTAAAAAACCGTCTTAAGTCTGATGCTGATTTGTCAGATGAACGCTTATCCTTTCTATGTGCGGCAATAGCAAATTTAAGATATACACAAATTCTTGCAGCAAGGGATAAGCTTAGATATACTTTTGCGGGAACGGTTGCACAGATGAATAACGGAGCACAGCAGCTTGATTTTGCTAATTCACTTGTGAGGGAATATTGGGCAAGTATAAAGGATTTGGTTAATGACACCGACTTTACATTTCTTAATGTTTAGGAGGGATTTTATTGAATTCGGTTTATGAATTATTGGAGAGGATACAGGATATTCTCAAAGGAGAGGATGGACAAAATGTCTTTACTGAATATCAGCAGACGCTTATTGAAAAACAGAATCATGATTTATATATTATAATTGGAATAAGGGAAATTATTACAGAGTCACCATATAGTAAGTCATCATCAAGAGTTTATTCATCAAAGGTTGTGTTCAGTATCAATATATTGTCCGATGTGAAAAATGGATATAAGGATATATATTCATATTTTGATTCCGTTGTTTTGGATAGACTTATGAATTTAATTTATGCAGATAGGATTTACACAAAGCCTCTTGAGTTTAATTCAAAGTTAAATAAGCTACAGCTTTATTCTGAGTTTACAATTAACACAAGCATGATTTTTGGAAACTGAGAGGAGGTTTAAAATGCCACATACCGTAGAAGTAAAAAACACTTCATATGCCATACCGTTTGGTTCGTTTATTTTTGGAATTTCATCATATAGAATAGAGTCGGCAGTATCCTTTATCAGCAAGCCAACTGTGAGCAGTTCTATTATTCTTCAGAGCCAGGGTAAAAAGCCAACCCTATTGACAATTAGAGGTAGGTTTTATCATAATCAGACCCCGATAGCACCGATTTTAAGCGGATATCTTAATGGAAGAACCAGCTTTTATTTTAGCTTTAACCGCATGAGGTTTTCAGGGCTTTATCTGTCTAAATTTATTTGTAATGAATCCACAGATGACCAATTTTCAGAATATGAGCTTACTTTCATAACAACTAATGACATAACGGAGGTGGAGACTGATGCCAACGGTAAGACTTGAGCTAACAGATATAAGCGGAAGTGTATACTCCTCTGTTGATTGCTTTAGCTTTTATTTTGAGAAGGAGTCCTACACGCCATATACAAGCCTTAATGGTACATTTTATTTAAATACTGCTGTTGCAAACCCAAAAGAGGTTTCCTTTTATATTGACGAAAAGAAAGTACATTATGGAATTATTGACACGATTGATTTTTGCGTAGGGTTATCGGGCAAGCTGATGGTAAAACTGAAATCAAAAGGCTTTACCTCAATGCTTACACAAAATCAGCTTGAGCCAGGACTTAAAGCAAATGTTTCACTTAATTCGCTTATGGATAGCTTTATTAATATTCCAAATGTGACACATGAGGATAATTCTAACACACAAAACTATATTTATGTCAAAAAAAACTCAAGCATGTGGGATTCCATAGCAAATTTAAGCTATAAGCTGATGGGTACTTATCCATATATTGAGGGCACGAACACCGTTCGGATTTCTCCAAAAGCAAATCCGAAGAATGTAAGCTTAAATAATGAAAAAATGCTTTCATATGGCATTATAAACGATTATACGAAGATTATAAGCGATTATCATATGCAGGACATTAACGGGGATTACAGCATATATAATCTGTCCAACCCAGCAGCATACAGTAGAAACATTATCCGTCATAAGCATATTGACCTTGACAGGCAGTATCTGTATTCACCTCAAGATGCATTGGTTTACAAAATTGCACATAGCATGAGGGGGTTTTTCTCATATTATGGCGAATATCAGGGATATAGCGGTGAGGACTTAAGCGATACCCTTACAATTTCAGGCATTATTACAAATGCACGAATAAATAGGATTGAGATAAGTGGAAACGCAAAAGGTATAACTACAAAGTGCTACACCTATTTTGACAGCTTTTTTAATCAGTAACATTTTTTTAAGAATGGAATATTATATAGTATTGGAGCAGTTAAGTGAAAATTCATTTTAGCGAACCTTCTGCTCACCAAATTGGTGCTGACTCCAAAAAAACCACTCAGAATGTTTTCATTCTGAGTGGTTTTACTGTTTTAAGCCTATTAGCTTATGAGGCTGTTGCCTCAAACTCCGCCAAGCTTTTTTAAAAAAGCTTGACCAAAAACTTTAAAATTATATAGCGTGTTGATTTGATTATGATAAGCTAAATCGCTATACAAAAGCAATACAAAAGTGCAGGTTGCTGTTAGCCGCTTCGTTAAATAGAATAAGTTAACTATGTTGGACAGCTAACTTTAATTGGTGCGTGCAGAGCAAGCGGTAAAAAAAACAGGCGGCGGTTTGGGGCTATTTTTTTCTTTTATGATAGCTTATAAAGTCAAATCTTATTTGCTCAGAAATAAAGTTAAGCATCTGCGCAGTCGAATCGATTAAATCATGT